ACATTGCCTGATAGTTCAGGCACAGTTGCACTGATTACTGATATTAAAAAAGAGATTGACTCTGCTTATATTTCTCTTCTAACAGGCACAGCATTTGATTCTTCTTCAACTCTCGTTATTGTTCAGGCAAATTCAATTGATTCTGCCGACGCCATTACTCTTGTAGATTCAGCTTATGTAAAAGCTCGTATGAGAATGGATTCATTTGACGGTGATTTTATTCCGGGTCTAGACAGTACTTATGACCTCGGAAGCAGTTCTCGCAGATGGAAAGACCTTTACTTAAGTGGTCAAACACTTGATCTTGGTGGTCAGACCATTAAGAATTTAGGTAGTCAATTTGTATTTTCACAGGAAGTTTCTACAGGCGAAAATAATATGTCCGTAGATTCAGGACAGGGTTTCTTTGTAAATACTTATGCAAATATCTCTACCGGTCATCGCACAGGCTCTTATGCCGTACAGCCAAATTCATTGAAGATCGAAGGCAATACATTACAATTTGCAACGGTCGATGGAATTCCTGCTGCAAACTTTATTACAAATCAAAACATTCTAAATTTTGAGAGTGCGGGTGCTATTGGATTACCGAGAAATACTGCGGCTGAAATGGCTACTGTGGCTGGTCGTTCTGGATTCCAAACCGGTTCAATTGCATATCAAGATGATTCGAATCAATTCCAATTCCACGATGATCAAGGATGGTTCTCAATTAAAAGAAACATGCTTGACAGCGCAGATGCTCAAGGTCTCGTAGATTCAGGCTATGTAAGAGCACGTGCAGTTGAGCTTGATCTTCGAAATTATACTGTAGCTACAGTACCAACTGGCCAGGCTGGCAAAATGATTTTTGTTACAGATGGTAATTCGGGTTTACCATGTCTTGCTGTTTTTGATAGCGCAAACGGTAATTATCTTCGTGTAGCTCTTGGCTCTCCAATTAGTACGTAAGGATTAGAAAATGCCAGCGATTGTAACAGACACCCTCAAACGCCAAATTGCTCGAGACTTCTTCGATCAGTTTCAGAATAATACTGCAAACTATTATGTTGGAGTTGGTCGTTCAGAACAGTGGGATTCAAGCGAGACAGTACCAACTCCTACAAACAATCCGGAAACACAGGTTGATTTTCGAGACGGTCTGCAAGCAATTAAAAAGATGCAAGGGTCTTCGCTCGTTGTACCTCGTAATAACTGGTCGAACGGTCGTATCTATTCTCAGTACGACGATCGTCTAGCAGGTTATCCAACACAGCCATACTATGTTAAGACAGAAAACAATCAAGTGTATGTTTGTCTTGAAACAGGAAGAAATGCACAAGGTGTAGCTCAGCCATCTACAGTTGAACCAACCGGTTCAAACAACCATTCGTTCCGCACATCAGATGGTTATGTTTGGAAATTTTTATATACAATATCTGCATCAGATGCAGAAGACTTTATGTCTTCAAACTTTATGCCTGTAAAGAAACAAGGCGTCACAGATTCAAATTCTACAGGTATTGAATTGCGTCAAAGGTCAATTCAAGAAAATGCGGTACAAAACGAAGTATTGTCGATTATTATCACCGCAGGTGGAACAGGATACACATCAAATCCGACTGTTACTATTACATCTCCTACAGGCAGCGGTGCAACAGCCACTGCGCAAATTGATTCTGCAACTGGTACGGTCGCACGAATTCGTATGGATCCAGATAGCTCGACTATTGCGCACGGTGAAGGCTATACGACTGCAACAGTGTCAATTACTGGAGGTGGTGGAACAGGAGCAAAAGCTCGTGCGGTGCTTCCATTTGCGGATTCTGGTGTAGGATCAGATCCTCGCGTTGATCTTAAAGCTGCTTCTGTCATGTTCCAGTGTAAGATTGAAGGAACAGATAGTAATTTCATTACTGGCCAAGATTTTAGACAAGTTGGTCTTTTAAAGAATCCGTTAAAATCCTCTGACGCGACACTCTTTACAAGAACCACAGGTAATGCGCTTGATCATATGACATTGTCTTCGACCGTGACGGCATTTACTAATGATAAAATTATCGAAGGTCAGACTTCACTTGCTCAGGCATATGTTGATTATGTCGATTCAAATGAATTATACTATCATCAGACAGACGCAACCGGATTTACTGCATTCCAAGACGGTGAAGTGATTGATGAAACAAATGGTGCAGGTCAAGGCGTAATCGATTCTGCTGTTGTTCAAGCAGAAGTTGATAATCAGTCTGGTGATTTGCTATACATAGATAACAGAGCACCAGTATCAAGAACTTCTACACAGTCTGAAGATATCAAGATCATTATTCAGTTCTAAGGATAGACCATGGCAACCACCTATACCGATACCCTCTTTTCGACCAAGTATAAGGACGACTTTACAGATAGTGATGGTTACTATCGCATTCTGTTTAACAGCGGTCGGACTCTGCAGGCTCGTGAACTTACACAGATGCAGACCATCATTAACAAGCAGGTCGAAAGATTTGGTCAAAACATCTTTAAAGAAGGCGCTGTTGTAAAACCAGGTGGTTTACAGATTGATACAGCATATGAATTTGTAAAGCTTGATTCTACATCAACCTCAACATCTGCATCTGTTGGAGATATCCTAACAGGTGGTACATCTGGTGTAAAAGCTGAAGTTCTCGAAGTTGTTGCCGCTACGGGTTCCGATCCTGCTACATTCTTTGTACGCTACGTAAATACAACCGCTTCAACGACCACAAGCTCGACACCAAGATTTCAAGCTGGTGAATCACTTGGATCTGGTCGAATCGTGCAGATTACAAATACGACAGCAAACCCTGCTGTCGGACGTGGGGCGCGTGCAACTGTTGGTGAAAGTGTTTACTTTACTCAAGGATTCTTTGTATTTACAGAAGCTCAGACTGCAATTATATCGAAATACAATGATGCTCCTGACGCTGATGTCGGATTTAAAATCATTCAAGACGTGGTCGATGTTGACGACGATGACGGTCTTTATGACAATCAAGGAGCTGTTCCAAATACAACTGCGCCTGGAGCTGATAGATATCGTATTCGTTTAACATTGACGAAGCGTGCTGATCTTACAGCGTCAGATAATTTCATTCACGTTGCAACTGTAAAAGATGGTGCTATTTTCTCTGCAGTGTCTGCACAGACAAATTTACAATATAATATTCCACGTGATCTTATTGCAACACGCATTAAAGAAAACTCAGGCGACTATATCGTAAAGCCTTTTCGTATTTCTTTTGAAGAAGATTCAGAAAATACACATCTGCTTCTCAAAGTTTCAGACGGTATTGTGGTTGTTGATGGCTATCGTGCAGCGCGCTTTGCGCCCACAGATCTTCGCATTAAGAAACCTGCCACAACACACGAGAACGAAGGTGAATTTACATCTATCGTATATGGCAACTATGTAGATGTTGCTGGTTATGTTGATTCTGCTCATGGCGGCCCTGATCTAAGAACATTTGAGACACAAGTATTAAAAGCAGGCATAGATTTTTCTGGCGATCGCATTGGTACTGCTCGAGTTCGTGCTGTACATGAAAATGGAAATGATTACAAATATCATCTGTTTGATATTCGTATGGATGCAGGTAAATCATTTCGTAATGTAAGATCAATTGGTACAGATTCTGATAACTGGTTTAATCCTACACAGTCTGGAACAAATACAATACTCAAAGAGCCACTCAATAACTCTTTGATCTATCCTCTACCATTTACAAGACCACGTACAATTGATCCTACAGATCTTGAAGTACAATTCCACAGACGTGGTACAACAGATGCATCTGGTAACTTTACAGTTACAATTCCAACTGGTTACGGTCTTGATAATGCGGGTGATTGGTTATTCTTTACAGATTCTGGTTCTCAATCAGCTTCTGCTCTGACAGGTCTAACGACTGGTTCAAATACAACTACGATTGGTAACTTACCACCATCGACAGCAGTCAGTGCATATGTTTATGGTTCAATCTCATCACCTACGGTACGAGCAAAGAGCTTGACGACAGGTGCAACAGTTACAAAGACAATCGCAACTGATTCAGACGGCACACAATACATTAGTCTTGATCAGCCTGATATCTTTAAAGTAACTCGTATGAGAACAAACGATTCGGACGGTAACGATCTGCTGTATAAGTTTACACTCGACAATGGTCAGCGTGATAACTATTATGGTATCGGTCGTATGGTTCTGAATCCAGGTCAAACAGCGCCAGGCGGTAACGTTTACGTAAAGTATGACCACTTTACACATACAAACGGTAACTTCTTTGCTGCTAACTCTTATACCGGCACAGTTAACTATAATCAGATTCCGGATTATACATTTGCAAATGGTCAGACAGTCAATCTGAGAGATATGATTGACTTTAGACCTGTGATGAATACTGAAACATCTTTCCTCGAAGCTGAAATTAGTCCTCTTCCACAGCCGAATAATCTGATTACATCTGACAATACATACTATCTACCGAGATCTTATAAGCTTATCATCGATAAAGATGCAAACTTAAGTATTGTGAACGGTGATGCTAACTTTGATCCGAAGCCACCTGCAACGCCCGACGGCACACTTCCTTTGTATAACTTTACTCTTGGTGCAAATACTCTTAATGAAGAAGACGTCGTAGTTAATAAAATTGAACATCGTCGCTATACGATGGACGATATCGGCAGACTCGATCAACGTATCACAAAGCTTGAAGAACTTGCTACATTAAGCATGCTTGAAATGGCAACAAGCAATTTTGAAGTTCTTGACTCGGCTGGTTTAAATCGTACTAAGTCGGGATTCTTTGTAGATAACTTTACAACACATATTCTTTCTGACGTCACTGCGTTTGATTACCGCGCATCAATTGATCCTTTGAATGGTATCATGAGACCTACATTCTCTGACGATAACATTCGTCTGATCTTTGATTCTGCAACGTCAACAGATGTAATACGCAAAGGTGATAATGTATATCTCAATTACAGTGAAGTGAAACAAATAGAACAGCCTTTTGCTACAAAGGCGGTAAAGATTAATCCATTTACGACTTCTGTTTACGAAGGCAATATGGTTCTTTCTCCTGCTTCTGATGAATGGCATGATCGCAACGTTGCATCTCGTAATGTCATTGATGGTGGTACAAAACTTTCTACAAGTCGTGCACATAACTGGAATAACTGGAACTGGAACTGGGGCGGTATCGCAAAGGAATATCTTAAAGTTGGTGATACTACAAACACAATTAC